GAAGTTTTCAAGCCCTTGAGGATTAACGATGTTAATCTTCTCAAATGCGAACTCTTCATCATTTAGGGCTTTAATGTCGCTTGTAAGCTTTTTAATGCCTTCCTTTGTGAATTGGTAATCACCCTTTTCAGTTACATTTAAAATCCCTTTGTCGGTAGCGCTTGCGTTATCAAGGCGTAATTCATCCTTTTTGGATTGATACGCTTCATAGCTAGGCTTAACCTTTTCAAAGATTTTAAATAGTTTCTTTTGTACTTTTGTTTCCTGGTTACCTATGATCGCCTCCATTTGTGCGACTAGGTTTAATAAATTTGAATACTTCATAAAATTATAATTTTAGCAAATATAAGTTTTTTTACTATTTATTTATTAATTGTTTAAGGTCCTCGATTTGTTTTTGTTGCTCTTTAATTGCATTTACTAATAAAGGATACCATTCTAATTGGTAAGTTTTATAATTATTGTTAGTTTCTTTATTTTTTACAATACTATCAATCATAGAACCTTTTAATGCTTCATCCATTTCTTGTGCAATAAATCCAATTTCTTGTTTTTGAAGATTATCTTTATATTTATAGTATCTTGGCTTCATTGCTAATACTTCCGAAAGTCCTTTATCGTAATCTACAATATCAGTTTTTAAGTTTCTATCGGATGTTATTAAGGTAATTGTAGCCGATGTAGAATAAACTCCCCCACCTTGAATTACATAAAATACAGTACTTGCACCACTTAATCCTAAAAAGTGTTTACCAATAGTATTACTATTTGATAAGAAATTAGCATCACCCGCACCACTTGAGTTAGCAATGACACCGCCGCCTGTTCCTGTTACAGATAGTTTAAAAGATGCATTAGTTGTATCTCCAATGCCTACATTTCCTGCACTTGTAATAAGCATTCTCAAATTAGTAGTAGTATAAAATCCAAACTCTCCCGCACCTGTTGAACCTGATATAAATTTCATTATTGCATCACCACCCGAAACCGATGAAGCTAAATCTATTCTATAATTGTTTGCATTATTATTTAATAATATTTTTTGACCTAATGAATCTGCAAAAGTTAATGCTGCTGATTGTGTTGGGACTACTCCGATACCAACATTGCCTGTTGAGGTAATCCTCATCTTTTCGCTAGTTTGATTTGGACTAGCATTAGCAGTTTCAAATGATAAGTATCCCGCAGTATTCCCACTTGTTGCATTTTCTTTTCTGCCTACTATTCTAGCAAAAGCACTTGCACCTCCTGTGCTTGTAGTCCAACCTCCTAAACTTAATCCCGCACCTATATTAATCCCTTGTGCTACGCTAGTACCTATATAAACATTACCACCTGTTCCTGTTGCAGTATTATTAGCAATGTTTCTAAAATCTAATACACTTAAAACAGTTGTAGTTAATGCTTGTATGTTTACTATACCACTAGAACCTAATGTAACATCATTATTTGAATATAACCAACCTGTTGTTGATTCACCATCGGGTGCGGTATTTAAATTTAACCTTGCTTCACTTGAACTATAAATTGTTGAAATACCACCATTTACTCTTGTAGTTCCTTCAAAAGTTGCTGCTCCTGTAGATGAAAAATTAAATATATCTCCCGCAGTTGTATTTCCCATATACAAATTACCATTACTATAAGAGTTAAAATACCAACTTCTACCCGTTGTAGTAGTCGTATTATTAAGAAATAATCTTAAGTTTGAAGTTGTATAAGCTATTGATAAATCGCCCGTTAAAGTACCTCCCGCTAATGGTAGGTAAGTTGAACTTGCAGCACTTGTTGTTAAATAAGTTGAATTATCATAAGAGATAGTTGTTCCGCTAATCTTAACAAATCCAGTGCCATTCAATGCATTTTGTTTGCCATTAAAAGTTGTCCAATCATCAAAAGAAAGCCATCCACTAACTGTTGAACTTGACTTATTTATATTAAAAGCACCTGTTGTATTGTTATAAGTTAAAGGTCCTGTTACACTTAATGAAGTTAAAGTAATAAATGAACTTGGATTAGATGCTAAATAATAAGTACTATTATCATAACTTATTGTTGTGCCACTTGCTTTTACAAAGCCTGTACCATTTAATTGTGTTTGTGGTGTTAAATTAGCTGCATTCCAAATTTTATTACCATTAATTGTTACTGCATCATTATTAGCAGTTCCTCCAACTCCTGTTGCAAAATTTATTGTATCACTTCCCCCATCATTACCAACATACAATTCTAAAACAATATTTTCCCCCGATGAAGCATATAATCTTAATCCACTTGTATCTCCACCACCACCGAATGGGTCATTAGGAAATCTTAATCCTTTCGTATAATCGGTAGAACTTGAAGATTCTTTTAAAACAATTTGACCTGTCATTATTCCTCCCGATAAAGCAAGATATGTAGATGCAGCCGATGATGTAGTTAAGTAAGTTGAGTTATCATAACTTATTGTTGATCCGCTAATCTTTACAAAGCCGGTGCCACTTAAAGCCGCTTGCTTAAGATTAAATATGTTCCAATCGGTACTACTTAAAGCACCGGTTGCGCTTGTTGATGCAAGAGCCAGGCTTAAAGCTTGAGTACTTAAACTCAATCCGTTTGCCGTGCCAATGGTGACCGCCGAATGTCTTGCCGCCGTATTGGCAGCCACATCCGTATTTGCGCTTACTCTTCCTTCGGTATAATATAAACTCCCACTCTCGGATATGTTTGCAGTTGTCAAACTTACCGCACCGGTAAATCCATTTACTGAACTTACGGCATCGGTGTTATCAACTTTATTCCAAGTAGTGCCATTAAATATAGCCCAATCACCCACTTTCCAATCGGTGATGCCATCAAGGTTTGTTGATCCCGCAACACTTACGATGTAATAATATCCTTTTGTACCCGTTCCACTTGTAAGTGTTGGGCTATTTGTTGAAGCGTTCCAAACGCTTTGATATATTGCGCCACCTAATACTCCATTTATTTGATTTTGAACCTTACCAAATGCAACTAATATTGAGTCAGTTGCGCTTATTGATCCACCGGTAATGTTCACACCGGTTAAAAGTTTACCCGTTACGGCCGGTGTACTTAATGTCACCGCCGCCGATCCTGGGCCGCTTGCAGTTGCCTCACCACTTAATGCGGTGATATAGTTGCCCGAAGTTTGTTTATTATTAAATGTGTTATAATCAGTATATGATAACCAACCGCTAACAGTAGTTGATGCCATATTAATATTTAATTCATTAGTAGTTGGATTATATATTAATGGATTTACAACAGTAAATGCTGCTTGCTTACCATTAAAAGTGTTCCAATCCGTGCTTGATAAATATCCATTTACCGATGTAGTTGCTTGCGCAATGCTAAAAGCTCCGGTTGTATTGTTATAACTTAATGGGCTTACTCCGCTTAAGCTTGTTAATGAGATTGGTGTATATCCTAATACTGTTGCAATGCTTTTATTTTTCCATAAGCTTGTAGCACTCTCATAAAATAAACCTTCGTTATTTGCAACGCTTGAGATAAGTACATTATGTAACTCTTGTAATTCAAATCCATTTTGTATCTTAACATAAATCTCTCCATTGTTTGAATTGACTCTTGTAACTACTCCAATATAAACTAAATGAGCCGGAGCAACGGGCTTATTTGTTAATCCATATATTAAATTACCACTCACCCCAAGCCACACCGGATCACCCGCAACCGCCGTTGATGTATTCAATCCTCCTAATAATCCCTCCGTAATAATTGATCCTATTCCATTAATAGCCAAGTTTTGCATAGCCAATCCAAGTGTTTTGCTTGATGTTGCCTCACTTGTATTTGATGCCAAAGAAACTAATTGATTTGTCCCATTGGCCCCACTTATGTAAACCGCTTGCCCTTTATTTATTGCAACCTCCGCTTTAACTGTATCTCTTAATTGCTCGGTCCAATCTGCGTAATTATCCATCCATGCAGTATCATAATTCGTTGCACTATTTTTTGTAAGCAATTGCCCCGCAGTACCTCCCGATGGCACTAATTGAGTGCTTAATGGGATTGTGTACCCCGTATCTAATCCAAATGCTAATGTACCCGCGCTTACGATGGGCGAGCCACTTATTGTAAGTCCGGCCGGAACTGTTGCCGCAACACTTGTAACTGTTCCACTTGCTGCAAGATCGGTCCATGATGCCGTAATTGTTCCCGCATCTTGTTGCGTTAATGTCAATGTTTTGGTAGTTGTACCACTTACATTTGCACTAACTATTGAATCGTTATAAGCCGTATTAAATTTAACCCAATCCGTGCTACTTAAAGCGCCGGTTGTTGATGCCGATGCTAATGCCAGGCTTAACACTTGAGATGCCAAGCTTAACCCATTAGCAGTTCCAATTGTCACCGCTGAATGTCTTGCAGCCGTATTTGCTGCCACATCCACATTATTTGAAACTCTTGTCTCGGTATAATATAATCTTGTTCCTTCCGCAATGTCGGTTGTAGTCAATACTACCGTTCCAACATATCCGTTAACACTTGTTACCAAATTGGTATCTATGTCGGTCCATGATGCGGTGATGGTGCCTCCATCTTGTTGGTTTAAAGTTAATGTCTTTGTCGTTGTACCGCTTACACTTGCACTAACTATTGAGTCGTTATAAGCCGCATCCCAGGTTGTTTGCTTTGCAGTTGTTGGCAAAGAATAACCGGAAGCAAAATTAACTGCTAGCGTTCCGGCAACTGTAATTGGATTGCCACTTACTTGAAGGCCAACCGGTACGGTCATGTTAATACTTGTTACCGTTCCCGTTCCCGTTACGGCCTTGTTAATCCATTTAGTGCCATCATATGTAAGGACATCGCCGTTGGTACTGCTTACTAATGTTACATCACCAAGTTCGCCAAGGTCATAATCACCATCAACCGCAATTATATTCCCGGTCCTTCCGAATACTGAATATACGGTTGTTGGCAATGGATAACCTCCATTAACTGTTGATACTTCAACAATATTCTCGGTTACATTAACAATAACATCCCCACTCTCTACATTGATACTAATTTTTTCATCATTAACTACTATGTTTATTTGCTCTTCGCTTGGTGTTATTATTGTACTCATTTTGTTATACTCTTGTTATGTCCTCCTGTACTAAAAAAGTTCCCCAAATATATGTTTTGACAAGGCCACTTGGAAAGGTGACATTCATGTCATAAACATAATTTCCGGCGGCAATGTTGACTATCTTATTTAATGTAATCTCGTTTTTACCTACGCCACCAATTGTGATGCTTGTACCGGTTACAAGGCTCAAAACCACATCCGTTGATGTAGGCTTGGTCCTAACTTGTATCAAGATAGTTGATCCGCTTAAATCGACTGCCACATCATTTGCCGTAATGGCGAATGTTTGCGCCCATGTGTCATTGCGCCATAATTGAACATTGTATTGTGCGGGCCTTAAATCACCCGTTGAACTATTGCAACTCATATTTATAATTTTTTAATTTAATGGCATATCGCAAGCATCAAACTCCGATACTGTTGTCATGTTAAAGGTTATCTCAATACCACTCAAATAATCTTCAAACTTATCCAATATAAAATTGTAACTTATATTAGGATCAAGGATGTAGTTATTTGCTCCGTTCCTCATTTTGCTAATTATGTCCGCTCCGATTTGTAATTGATCGGATGCAACATCCGGCTCAAATTCGGCCTCCATGCCCGCCTTATCTAAAAACCAAAGCGTAACATTATAGACTTGTTCACGCCCAACATTCAATGATCCGCTATTAATTGCAAAGCAAGCAATGGGATAAATTGGTTGGTCATTTACAAACAACCACTCTTTTGGTGTCGCATACTTTACGCTTTTTATTTGCGCATGCGATTGGAGGAGTGTCCTTATTGTGCTTAATACCTGGTTGTAAGTCATTGAATTTTTGTTTTACTTTGTCTAAAAACTCCCTTTTATAACTGCGTATTTTCATGAGGATAATCTAAATTACTTACTCTTCGTGTTGCTCCTCTTCTGCCTAAAAATATAGGCGAAGTATATGCTTTAATTTGTGGCGCTATGATATCAAATCCGCTACCATAGTTTAAGTACTCATCAAACAACTCGGAGTTTTCACGAAGATAATCAATTAATCTTGTCTTGTAAAACTCACCATTGCTCATGTATGACCTTTGTAATAATTCCAATTGGCCCTTACTTGGTGAGTTGCTTTCCTCCGCAGTTTTCTGCATCAATCCTTTGCTAAAAAATTGGAACGATGTTGCCATAACCATCTCGGCAAGCGTAAACCATAAAAGGCAATCCGTTACATAATCATTAAGCAAAGATTTTTCATCCGTGCTTAAATCGTTATTCTCAACCCCATCTTGTAACCTACGAAATAAAGATGTACCAAGTGCCGGCAATAAAAACTTATCTTGAGCCAACTTGATCACCGGTAAAATTTGCTTACCATCGATGCCTGTGCTTATTGCCGTGCGACTTTTGATAAGCTCCTCATTAATAAAAAGTATATTTAAACTCATAAAATTATTTTTTTCTAGTTACAATTTTTACTTGCCAACGATGTCTGCAATAAGGGCGGTGAACTCCATTAGGTTGCGTGAACCAACCGCCTCTCCTATCAAATACTGAATAGCCTAAACGCTCGGAGATGTTCTCGATATCGGAACGGCTCCAAAGCTTTGTCTCTGCTAATTGTAATAAGCGCGCACAAAATGGTCGGTTTTTATCATCTCTTGGACCGGCATATGTGTAACGCAAAAGCACCTCGGTTGTGGTTGCCTTATCACCTCCCGCAATTTTGCGAAGTGGCTTTGTAAGCACACTCTCTTGAGGTTTATACTTTGGGTTTAAGATGCTTAAATCTCTCCCAATTATTTTTAAATATCCTTCCGTTTTTAAAGCTTCAATTGTTACATTTATTTCCGCAACACTTTTATTTAAGATGGTGCCAAGATTCTCCGGAGTGATAAGCTTATTTTTGCTTATCAAATCCAAGACATTTGCCTTTAAAGTGTCAATCTCGGCATCCGCAAATTGCTCAAAGTTTTTAGCTTCGTGAGTCTCAATTACTTCAAACTCATTGCAATTGTCACCGCATGCGCTAAATTCACTTAATAACAAATCATCTTGCATATCAGCAAAAGCCTCTTCGGTTTTAGGATCATCATCAACACCCAGGAAGGTATTCACATCATCATCGCTAAAACCAAATCCACTCTTTAACATCAATGCCGCTTGTTGCTTGTTAATCTTACCGCTTCCGAATTGGCGAACGATACGCATAACATTTTGATATTGCCTTCCACTTAAATTCTTAATGCTATCATTTGCAGCCGCTATTGGCTCACTACCCGTTGGAGGTACATTACCGCCCTGTGGTGCCAAGTTATCCGGTGCAAGACCTAACTTCTCACGGATTTCATCGCGTGTCATATTAGCGCTCATAATGGCCTCGCTAAACTCAAAGCTTAATGGCTCAACCGGAACAATCTCAAACTCACCAACAATGCCGGCCAATTTCATTAACTTATTAAAAGTTACTTCGTGTTGTTGTTGGCGCTCGTTAACATATGTATTTTGGAATATTTGATATGCATCACGGATTTCGCTTCGGCCACCCAATTGTCCTTCGGTTTTGATACCAAATAACATCGGGCTTGTAACTTGATGACAAGAGAAAATCTCTTGTTGGATTAAGTTATTAACATTAGTAAAATCCTCTTTTGTTAAGTTGGTTTGACCAAGGTCAACAATATCGACTGCATTTTCCTTTGATGGGTTGAATGCAATCACCACTCGGTCACCTTCCGGATTAGCGAACTTATTCTTTAAATCTCTCTCAACTTCCTCTTGCTCCTCCTCACCTGGTAAACCATTATTGAAATTAATCAATTTGGTAGCGACAAAATTTTTCTTTGCATTACCTAAAATATGTCGGCTTACTTGGATATCACTCTCGATGTAGTTAAGACCTTGGAAATAGGAAGGAAGAGGGTAAATATCACTCTTTGGATTGTATTGCTTTACAAATAAAATTTGTGCGCCTGTTGGATCATTAGGATTGAATGCTTTATACTCTCTTGCCGTTTCTCTAAATTCACTCTTGCTCCAATCATCTTTAACATAAAAGCATTTCAAATCTTTTGAAACCCTTACTTTTTGGAACTCAATGTGATATACTCCGGCGATTTGCTTTAACGCATTGTAAACAATTTGCAAATAAAACCCACCATGAAGCTCATCATCTAAAATTGAGCGCTTTAAAATTTGATTCCAAGTTTCACCCTCAACATTGGCAACTTTCGGAACATCCGCAAAACCTTTGCCATAAATATAATTTACCTTACCTTTTACAATTGCACCATGCTTTGGGCTTTCGCCAAATAACTCAATCAAGTAATTTGAATAGTTATTTTTTGCACCAAACTCAACATAGTTTTTGCCCCTCTTCTCTTCAAATTTGGGTTGTTGCGCTTGGTCAAATTCGACCTTTACTAAATGATATTTATTGCTCACAATTATATGTTTTAAATTCGTTACATTGATCCGTGTATTCAGTTGGCGCACATTCCGCGGCATCATGTAAATACATAAAGCCCTCCTCAACAATTGCACCGCTCAATAATGGATCAAGATTTGTTGAGCTTGCTTGTTGCCTTATAATATATCGCCAGGTGCCGGCTTCATAATTCTTAAAAACCTTATCCAAGATAAGCATTTTTTGGTATCTATTATAATCAACAATGCCCGTACCTACAAATTTAACTATTTTATCCGTAGCACTTGTAAAAATAAATAAATATTTAGGCGTTGCGATGGTTGTTAACTCATCGGCCGTAAATATTATGTAATTATTTTGCCCTTTATATATGTGCAACATCTTGTTAAATTTAAAAAGCCCTACCTACTCACAGGTAGGTAGGGCATAAATAAAATACTGCTTTAAATAAAATTATCCCGCAGTCTCAAGCGCCGCTCCTACTGTTGCGCTAACTTGTAAAAAATCATCAACCTCTATTCCACTTAATGTGATATTGTAACCATTACGATCACCCGCAGCCGTACCACTTCCGCTTTCAGTTGTTGCAAGATATAAACCCTTACCCTTACCGTACATACGATAATTGCCATCCATATCCAAAGTAACAACCATTAACTTATTTTTAGCAAGTGTACGAACTATATTCGCAGTTGTTGAGTCTCTCTTATTTAATGGGAATACTACTTGATGAGTATAAAATACTGAACCATTCTCTTCCGATGCAGTTGCATTAGATGATGTGTTTGCGGTTGCTCTTGGAACCTCAAACTTGTAAAATCTTTTGCCCGCTACTTTTGTGATCCCGGTAACTAAACCGCTTACTTCGGTTACACCCGAAATGTTGCCGAACTCTGCTAAATATACCGCAGATAAACCGCCGATATTTTCGCGACAATCAATCGTGTAACCGCTTGTTATTGCACATGCCATGATAAAAAAGTTTAAAAAAAAGGCGGCTATTTCACCGCCTTTTCTTGATTATAATTTAATTAGATAGTTGATTTGAACTTAACACATAAAGTTGTGTAAGCCACACCAATACCCAATTTGAAAGCTACTCTATAACGAACTTCGTTAGTATCTTGAGAATACCAAATCTTGTAGTTTTCCTCTTCCGCTTCTAAATCAAACGCCATTGCAATGTTTGATAAAGTTGTAGCGTAGATATCGCCTGTACCGTTCAAACCATTAACCGCAACTAATTCAACATTAGTACCTGGGATAACGAAAGTTTGATTTGCATCTCCATCAACTTTGTAGTTGTAAAGGTTTAATGCTTGGTAAGCTAATACCGCTAAACGGTAAGCATCATTACCAACGAATACTTTTAAATCATCTTGATCGATAATTTCAACAGGGATTGCTTTGTAAACTGCATTTAATGAAGCAACGATGTTTGTTGCGCTTAAA